CCTGTAAGCATTCAATAAAAATGATTCTACTGTGACAGAAGCTCCACCATTCCCTCGAATATCTACGTTGTGCAAATAGCATCCATCAGTATTTACAGTAAGGTTTCCTCTCATTGCTGCAAAACTGATATATGCTCCGTTCTGAAATTCAAGATGCTCACAGGTGTTTGTAGATATGTCTCCCCATGTATCCCCCCCGGATAAAATCCCGGCAACAGAATATCCGCCTGATACTTTCTTCACAAACACTGATGAATAATCTGATTTTATTCTGTACGCATTTGCTCCAGTTCTTTCAAACAGATTGACAAATGCTTGCTGACTATTTACAAAATAATCATATGACTGGATATTGCTTCTCATTGCCTGATACAACTGTTGCCGTGTATCATTGTTCTGTCCAAGTATCGGCAACCCAGCTTGTTCAATGGCATACATGATTTCTTCCTGAATCGCATTTGCAAATTCAGGAGTCATCACTGTATATGGCGGGGAGGTTTTAAAAGAACTTTTACCATCCGCCGACCATGCTGCGCCAGCTCCCTCTATTCTATGCATACTAAAACCTCCCTATTATCTTTTAACATCAAACGCCACGAACAGCCCACTGAGGTTTGAAATACCATTTGCCAATAGCAGAATCGCTGCCATCAGACGGCATTACAAATCCGAGAACCCTCAAGCTGTATGTTGTTTCTCCAACAGAAATTGATCCCGGAACTCCAGAATCAAGAACTACAGGACGACCAATCTTCCGGCTGAATACTGTTGAGAATGAGCTATCATACACAACGCCCTCAAGCAGGACTGTTCCTGTGCTGTATCCTGCTGCATAAGAATCCATTGCGAGTCCAAGCATCCCTCTGTTTTTCGCAGATGCGGCAACATCAGCAAGCATCCACTGTCCGTTGCTATTATCAAGATAGACCACGTTCATCCAGCTCACCGCGGATGCAAAATACTGACTGTACATTTTTGCGCCGCGCGCTGTCTTGTCAGTCAGGGTAAATTTAGGTTGCGGCTTTGCCCAGAAATCCCCCGGATTTGCAAACTCACTCTCCATGATCGAAACAATCACATCACGCAAATCCTGTGCTGATATCTGTCCTGTTACATTGTCCGCGAGGAGTGAGAGTATCGCTGCGCGGGTTCTTTGTGTATCTGCCATATGGGCCTCCTTTTAGCTTGGCATTAAAAAATCTGTACTGAATTCATCTTTCGAAAAATCTCCACCTCTATATGAATCAAAACTCAAATCAAACGCATTGCTGTATCCTCCTGTTAATCGTATCCCGTCATAATAACTATTGTTTGCAAAATCAATACTGAACTCCGATGTGAATTCCAAAGGCCACCACGATCCATCATACCAAGGAATAGAATCAAAATCATGACTGAATGCGGAATCAAATTCTATTCCTGTAAATCTGAAAAGCGGAATAGTATGAGCTGGAATTCTTTTGAATATATCAATCATCAATTGAGAAATATTTGCCTTGGTATAGTTTGACATCATGGCAGCAGAAACATCGATATTGATGAACCAATAAAACACACTATCATCTTCTGTGATAACAGAATCACCTATTGTCATAATTCCAACAAGGGACTTCTGTATTCCTTCTATGGTTATCGAATATCCGAGAGCTGTTGCAATATCATAAAAATATTCCTTGTTCTGTTTCCCTGTAGCTACAAATTTCGCATGAATAACCTGTCGTCGTCCTGCATCAGTAGATTCAAGCTCTTTCCCTTCATCAGGAATATCAAAATCAGCTTCCCACTCTTCAAAGGTTTCTTGTATCCTTGTCGGGAAAGCTTCTTCAATAAGGTCTTCGGCTCTTTGTTCAACTCGACTTAATTCATCACCAGCACCATTAAGCAATTCTGTGAAGCACGAGGATTCTGCTCTCGTCCAGAATTTTCCTTTCGGAAGAAGAGACTGTAAAAGTTTTCTGTAGTCCTCGTAAGTCCTTCCCATCTTTTACCCCGCATAATCCTGGAAGGTAATGCTTCCCAATACATGTATCTGCTGAGAGGTTGCTGTTACATCTGCCACAGGATATATCAACTCATGATATTCCTCACCAGCTGCTGCACTTATAGCTGCACGAATTCTGGAGAGCCTTATTGACTCTTCTGGCCCTCCATCGACAGCAATCAAATCTTCAAGCTGACTTAAAACTGCTGCTTGAGTATTCCCATCATTCGGGGACAATCCAATTGTGAAATTTACTGCGAGAGGAGAAAGAGAAATCATGTAAAGGCCTGCTTCCGCAGTCACAGGCATCCCTACTACATTCCCTGTAATAGGATCAGTATGACTTACAAGATATGCTCGTACAAGTGCTATCTCTGCATCACTCGGTATTATATTTGTATCTCCATCCCTTACAAAAGCGCATCCTATTGTTCCGAGTCCCTGATATAATGGTATTGCCCACGCGCGCGTAACTCCCGCACATTCCTTCATCCAGTTAACATAATCATTCTGTATTCCGCCATGCGGAGGCTGTCTCTTCCTTGCAAGGACTCTTGTCCTTAATGCTTCATCTGTTTCCTCATCTGTTCCGTTATCTATTCCAGCTCCCCCAACAGTTGCTGAAGTATTCACTCCACTTATCGGGCTGACAAATGTAAGAGTGATTCCAGGATCATCATTCCCATCTTCCCCTGCAACCTTCGCAGTAATATTTACCACAACAGAACCAGCTGCAATAAGTCCTGCTGTATCTGTGAGGTATACTTGTCCTGTTGAGCTTTGCAATTCAGTATAAATCGGAACAGTTATTCCGGTTGTTCCTATTATCGTCACAGACCCGGTTGCTTTTACTGCTGCTGTTCTGCTTATCCCATATTCAGTTGCGTGCTTTTCAAGAGCTTCAGTATCTGCTGTTAGAACGAATAACTGATCCTTATTGTATTCAATATTTCCATATAGCAAATGCACCGCTCCACCATAGGCATATGCAAGCACTGATAGAATCGATCTTCTCAATAATGTTATTGCTCCTGTTATCCGGGAGACGATATCAGATTTTATTCTGATAACTATTTCAGGTAATGTTGGCCGGTCAAACGCCATTATATCCTCCTATGATGCAATTTGCACCTTCCATAAATCATCAAACTTGATTGCTGTTACTCCACCACTTGATTGTTTAATCTCAATCTGAACTGCAAGGGTGGCACTTCCGTCTTTCCTGTTCCATCGTTCTGTTGTCACATCTATTTCCTGTGCCACTCCATCATCAATCATCCATTGCAGAGCCTGTTCAATATAAAATTTGACATCCGTTAGCACTGTTTCTTTTGTGCTTGATCTTTCGAGCAGCCATAACTTGCTTCCTATTTTATCATCTTCAAAATCTGATATCTGATCCCCCCACCATCCGCGCCGATCTTCTGAATTTGGATCAGGTAATGGATCATCCACATCAGCTCTTTGATCTGTATATAAGGACATCAGCACTGCCGTCTCCAATCCTTCCTCTCGCACAAGATCACCATTATCATATTTGATATCCCCTTCTTGATATATATCATTCCATATGATCTTAATATCGCTGGCCATTTTTTACCTTCACTTCTTTTATTTTCTTTTTATATAGCTCTTCGACCTTAATCACTTCTGTATTATACCAAGTCTGTGCTTGCAATAATGCGTCTGCTGCTGGAACTCCTTGTATCTCAAGTCCTGATCTCATATTTATGGATTGATTTAATATAGCTTCAATCATCATTTCTTTTTCTTTTTGTCTGTCTTCATCAGATAAAGCATCAATTCTCTCTTTATTCAATTGTATATTTATTTCTTCCTGTTGTTCTACTGTAAGATCGCTTTCTTTTATTTCACTTGGGTTTATCTTTTCCTCAAGTTTTACAATTACATTTTTCTTCCAGTTATCTCCCGTCTTTTTCCATGTGACTACATTTCTGTTATCATCTATCTCTTCCAGAGCAGCCGACAGTTTACAGCTCTTATTTGCCGCAGCTTCAAACTTGATGAATAATTCTCTTGCTTCATCATCCTTTACAATTTTATACTCAAAGGGAACATTTGTGCCAAAATAAATAGCGTGCTTGAGAATAAGTTCTTTCGAGAATAATTTCATCTCAGGATATATTTTTCTTATCTCTGCCTTTGTTGCTTCAGCATCAATATACATCTCTTCAATGCCATCTATTACTTTATATCCATCTATTTCTTTGTAAATTATTCTTTTCATTTTAATAGAATGCTCCAAAATTTGTTCCGAGCGTACAATCTCGCGTAGTTGCTCCGGCTCTTGCAGATAAAGAAGAGTCGAACTCAAGATCACGTCCAGCCACAGCAGCTGCCTGTAGTCTGGAAGCTCTTGCTGTACCAACTTTAAATGCTCCGGTTACTGTAGCATCTGAATTTATTAAACCATGGGTAGTGCTAATATGCGAAGATGATGCAGTGATAAGCTGTCCACGATCTTCTTCCCTATCTGCAAATGCAGGGCCAGCTTTTGCGCGAGTATTTAAAGTGGTCGATCCGGTTCCTTTCAAACTCATTGCACGCGAATCAGGCAATACAAAATATGGCCCTGCAACATTACGAGTTGTCCCACCAGCATCAGAAGTTTTATAAAATGCCGGGGCAGTTGCATTATTGGCATCCCCAACATATGTTTTAGAAACAAAATTAGAATATAAAGGAATATAAATTACTTGTCCTTGATATAGAATAAACCTATCGCCATTTAATGCAGGGTCACCATTCTTCCAGTACTCACAGCCAAACCCAACAAGAAGAGATGACAATCCATTTGAAATCAATGCTTGTATTGCTTGATATAACTGTATTCTTGTATCTGTTGTTTGATCCAGCAAAGGTAATCCGGCCTGTTGGATGACATACATCATTTCTTCTTGAACAGTATTTGCCCAATTCGGAGTCATGACAGTAAATGGAGGAGTATCTTTAAAAAGATTCCTCCCTGTACTTGTATCTATTTCATTTCCTTCTATTCTGTGCATATCAATTACACTTTGCCTTGCTTTGCCCTGCATTAGTTATTTCGAAATTACAACTGCAATTCAAAATAGAACCATCCGAATTCTTTTTGAACTCTCCATTACATGTCCCTGAATCCGTCCTCCTTAAAGGATTGTCTGTATTTGTAAAACATTTATTTCCTGTTGGCATTATCATTCCTGCTCCAATCTGATGAGTATATCCTGCCAATATACAATCCTTACTGCTCATGTCCCAAATCAAATGCCATATCAGTGCAAACTTTGAATTCACTTTCAGCTTCGTTGCCTTGAACATAGTATATACAGGCGTTCCCGGAGTCCATGCCCCTGATGGAGTTATTGTCATTGCAAAATCTTCATTTACAATTTCAAGGCTCACAGCAGCACCTCAAGATTTGTCCCATTCACTTTTACCCGATCTGATATCATTTCAATTTTGTTCCCATTCAAACATTCAATTTCAATTCCTGTACTCTTGCATGTAATCATATTCCCACGATAATCATATACTCTCACATCCCCTTCGCTTAAATCCAAAGGACGATATTCACGATCATGCACGCACAGAACAATTCCATGATCTCTATTGCCATTCAGAAAGGCAATCACAGCTTCGGCAGAACCTTTCTTAGGATATGTTTCAAATCCATATTCCTGAAATCGTTCTATATCAGAAACAGTTTCATCTTTTAATAATGTCACTTGTATCTTTTGTGTTTTCTCAGAATTGACAATTGCGGTGAGAATAGCTCTTCCGATAAGAAGATAAATTTTTCTTTTTATGACATCTGTCAATCTGTAGAAATCATCCATTGTCATTTGTCAAACCCTGTCTTGATCAGAATTTTATTATCACTCAAATTGAATGTATCTTTATCAACAAGTCCGAGTTTCGCTATTTGTCCCCTTTCTTTATTGTAAATGTAAGTGATATCCATCAATAATAAAGTAGTATCAAGTCCGAATATATCATCTCTCACTTTCACAAGAGTATTTATTTCCCAAATCTTTCCATTCTCCTGACACCACGATGGAGTTTGATATTCAATCCTTCTGGAAATTCCAGCATGAACTCGCGCTTCCCATTTTGCTTTTCTTTGACATCCACCAAGAGTTGTTGCAAGATCAGAAAACATAACAAGCGGTCTGTATCTATCAATTATTTCATCTTCAAAAGTTCCACAACAGGAAACAAAATCATCCAATGCCTTTGTGTCATCCCCAACACCCTGTCCCTTTACTTTATATGAACTGTATCTGTTTGCATCTCCTTGATTGAGATATGCTCCATCAATATTTACTCCTGTCATCAATCCATCAGAAGCATATTTGTCAGTGGTTGCTTTCGTAAGAGTTAATTTACCATCCCCATAACTTATCGGAATGATTGAATTGTCTCGACAAAGCTCAGTAATTATTTCATAAACATATTGCCCTTCATTTGCCTTGAACGTTTCAACCTTTGTATTTGCTTCAGATAAAGCAGACTTATCGACTGTAACAGATATCCCAAAAGGAGAACACAGATTCTTTATTATATTCTCTACAGCTTGTTTTTTCCATTCATTCGGAACTGAGTCATGACTACAATCAACAAGATCACAAGTCTTATCTCTTCCACCTATTTCCAAAGTATTGAAATCATATCCGTATCGTAAAGGCATCCGATCAACCCATCCAGTAAGCACCGGTTGATCTTCTATTTCCAATTTACAGGCATGCCCAAGTTTTATTCCATCAGAAGGAGAACCCCCGATATAAAAATTGTTGAGAGCTACGGCAAATGCACCAGAAATGTTAAGCATGCTCTTATAGATCAGCACCGATTCAAAACCGCTGTATGCTTTTTTGTTTATGTTAAGTGCTATTTTATTCATCGAGTATCCTCAACGTTTCCCCGCTTGGCAAAAATCCGGGATGACGAATTAAAACTTTATTCCGATCAAATACTTCGCTTTCTCTTTCGATATCGTCATATCTATCATATGCAAGAGTCAAGGAAGACTGAACAGCTGAAGGAACTTTATAATCTATCTGTTTTGTAAGACCTGTATTTTTCTTATACATCGAATCTACAAAATCACTTCTCAATTGAGAGATTTTTTGAAACAATAATGGATCATCGATGCTGTCGCTCACTGACCCAAGTCTGTTTATAAGATTTTCAAATGATGATACAATAAGTCCGAGAATATATTCCATGTCATCTTGATTGCTGAAATCTATTCTGATTGCTATCTGACATGCTGTACTGACCATGCTGAATTGAGCCATAGAAATAACAAGAGAAAGATTATCCTCTTGTTCTGCGGGAATAGAAATATTCAAATCATCAACAGTATAATTTGAAAATATACTCAGCTGCTCACATACAGAAATACCAATATCTTCTTTAACTGTGGTTCCGTCCATTGTTGTAGTATCTCCGCGAGACTCTCCACTACATGCCCCAATTATTCCACCCTGTACAACTGTTCCTGCCATTCCTACAAGACTGAGAATTGCTTTCCCTGCATCCATGATTTGATTTGCAAGATCACAAGGGGCATTCAATAATGTATTGACCAGACTGATTGATGTACTTACTATCCCCAATGCAGTCGCGACTGTAGAGGCAACCGCTCCCTTTACGGAGTTAATTGCGCTCTGCATCTTGTTCATCGTTTGAGTGATAGGAGCCGTCATTGTATTTAAAAATGCCCCGTATATTCTCATCCTTGCAGTAAATCCATCAAGAGCAGCATTGATTGCTTCGAGAGCAGACGTATCTATTTTTGTTTTATAGTCAGGCTCTTGTTGTTTGAAAATAGGTTTCTTGTACTGAACAAAGGTCATGGCGAAAGTCGTCATACCAAGATTTTGCGAAAGACTTTCTGTGACTGTTGCTCTTTCTTTTAATGTAACGGCAAATATACCATAAAAAGGATGAATAAGAATTCCAGGACCAGCAGTTTTGAGTGCTGAGATAAGTGCATCCCTTTCTTTGAAATGATTAAAATCATTTTCTGCATTCTGAATCACATATCCATTTACTTGGAATTCATCAGCATCAGGTCCGAGGTCTTGTGTCCAAACTTCGCCCACTCCTATTTTTGTTTTCTTTTTTACAGTTACTTTATCTGGAGAGTAATGAATTTCAGTTCGCCTTCCAACAAGCGTCTCAACATCACCCACATAAAAAGCAGCTCCTCTAAAAGAGGCCTTTTCTACCTG